GGAAGTAATGGTGACGCTACTGTCAATGAGGATTACATACAAAAATATCCATTTTCTTCAAATACAAATGCAACTGATATTGCAAATTTAACAGTTGCACGATATTTTGCTGCACCATCGCAGGTATAAGGATAACAAATGGCTTTAACAAAAATAGATAGTTCAATGTATGAAGATGTTAGTGGTGCTAACAATCTTGTTAAGTTGGATGCCAACGCAAAGATTCCAGCTAGTTCTGCAGCTAATCTTACAAACTTGCCAGGTCCCTTTGAGAGTTCAAGTAATCCTACAAGAAGTTCTAATAAAACTGTAGGAACACAATGGTTAAATACATCAAGTGGTCAAATGTTTGTTTGTACTACTGCTACTACTGGTGCAAATGTATGGAAAAATGTAGGTGGAGGAATAGGTAATATTGCGGTTGCCTTTGGTGGAAAAGGTGGTGGAACACAATCTGGTTTTGCAGCTGGTGGTAATACTGCTGGGAACACGATTGATAAGTTTAGTTTGACTAGCGATGCAGGTTCAAACGATCATGGTGATTTACCAACATCGCGTGGTTCAGCAGCCGGACATTCTTCATATACACATGGATATATTAGTGCTGGTGCCGCTGGACCTTTTTATAGATCAATAGAAAAATATTCTTTTGAAACAGCAAGTTCATCATCAACACATGGAGATTTATGGAGTGTTGTAAGAAATGTTCCTGATGGACAATCATCTCTTTCTTATGGTTATACTTCTGGTGGTACTAATCCTTATCCTACACCACTTAATGTTATTGACAAGTTTTCATTTTCATCAAACACAACTGGAACCGATCATGCAGATTTAAGAACTTCTCGATTTTATCAATGTGGACATTCATCAAACACACATGGCTATAACTCAGCAGGTAATACAGGTTCAACGACCGTCGCGATGATAGATAATTTTTCTTTCGCTGCTACCAATACAACTGCTGATGTAGGAACATTGGCTGGTGTAAAACAACACCCACAGGGTCATTCATCCAATACACACGGGTTTGTTGCAGGTGGTCATAGTGGTAGTGCTTCAACATCTAGTATTGATAAGTTTGCTTATTCAAATAATGCATTGACTAGTGGTATTGGTAATTTGAATTTTGCTAGACAATCGAGTTCTTCACAATCGTCAAATACACATGGTTATAGTGGTGGTGGTGCTGGTGCATCTACTACCAGTAATATTGAAAAATATTCTTTTGATACTGGAACAACTACTGCAAATGTTGGTAATTTAACAGCAGCTAGACATTCGCTTGCTGGCGCACAATACTAAGGAAAATAGATGATAGATTTAATATTTTATTGTAATTTAATTTAATTAAGGAGAAGTTTATGAATGAAGAAGAAGAAAAAAGTACAGAAGAAAAATCAACAGAATTAGTTGTACGATCTTTCGGAGCAATCGTAGAACATAAATCTTATGGCGGTAAATCTTTAGTTGAAAATTTAAAGAACGCAGATTTAGCTGCAAAGAAAGTCCAATACACAGAACGCATATGGGATAGGTCAAGAAGTCAATTTATGATTAAGAACTTGACTTGTTCTCAGGCAGATGATTGGACAAGACTCCGACAAATCTCAGCTGAGATGTGTCGTAAGCGACAAGCTCTTAGTGAAGCCAAGTTTGGTTTCATGGAAACACAAGTCAAGATCAAGATGAAACGGAGAAAGATTCTTGAAGAAGATGACGATTTGAAACGAGAGTTGTTGGAAGTACAGACAAACAAACTAGAAAACTCAAGTGCAGAAGTTCTTGTTAAAGTTGAAGGTGCATTGAAAGAGATTGAAACTCTTGCAAAGATGCATGATGATCTTAAAGAAAGAATGGGAGATATTACTGAGGAAGAATTTGAAAAGGCTCAAGTTAAATCTCATATCAAAAGAGCCATGACACAAGCTACCCGGGAAGTTCGTGAGAATGGAATAATTAAATGTGGAAATCAAGAATATCTTGAACAAGTAGGCGTTTGTGTCTCTAGTGCAAAACGTGAAATTGATAAATACTTAATGCAAGAGAGAGAAACTGGTATTGCCAATACATCTCTACTTCATTCGTTTGTAGATGATTTTGCAGATAGATATGAACCAGTTGCAAAACAACAGGCAGACTTTTTAGGATTTGATCTTGATGCAGATAGTAACTTAACTTTTACACCACGATTACCAGAAAGTAATGGTGTTAAGCATAACACAGATAGTGAAACATAATTTAACAATGGAGGTTTTATGGAACAGAATGAATTTGATGAAAAAATAAAGTATGCACAAAATGTAATCAATATTTTACAAACAAGATTGAATGAAGCGATTGCACAAAATGTTCAGTTAGAAGCAACAGTAACAATATTAAAACATCAATTAGAAGAACATCAACAGGAACTAAGTAATGCCGATAGTACTCAAACCGAAGAAAAGTGAGACCGCTTCATCAGTACCAACGACAAGTGATTTAGCTGTTGGTGAAATCTGCATGAATGTTGTAGATAGAAAGATATACACTAGAAAATCTGATAATTCTATTGTTGTTGTTGGGAGTCATATTGATGCAGCTGTTGGTGGTGATTTAACTGGTACAGTCAGTAATGCACAGATAGCTGCAAATGCAGTAACATCAACAGAGATAGCTGCAAATGCAGTAACTTCTACCGAACTTGCAAATAATTCAGTTGGTATAACACAATTGAATGTTGCTGATGGAAATAATTTACAGGTACTTACAACTAATGGTTCTGGTACTCTTTCGTGGACAAATAAGACAGATGCAACGATTGGTGCAAATACAATCGGTATTACTGAACTTAATGTTAGTGATGGAACAAACGGACAATTTCTTTCAACCAATGGTTCGGGTACTCTTTCGTTTGCAAGTGTATCAATAGCTGCAAACTCAATTAATGGTACACATATAGCACTTGGTTCTGATGCAGCTGGTGATGTCATGTATTATAACGGAACTAATTATGTTAGACTTGCAAAAGGATCTAATGGTGAAGTATTAACACTTGCTAGTGGAGTACCAAGTTGGGCTGCTGATTCTACAAATGTTGGTGGAACATCAGTTGGTGGTGATTTAACGGGTACAGTTTCAAACGCATCAATCGCAGCTAATGCAATTGACGGAACTCATATTGCTCTTGGTTCTGATGCAGCAGGTGACATCATGTATTATAATGGTACTAATTATACACGATTAGCAAAAGGTACAGCAGGACAAGTATTAACAGTAAACTCTGGTGCGACTGCTCCTGAGTGGGCTGCAGACTCAACTAATGTATCAGGCACTTCTATGGGTGGTGATCTTGGTGGTACTGTTGGTAATGCAACAATATCTGCTAATACAGTTGGTATTTCAGAATTAAATGTTTCAGATGGATCAAACGGACAAGTATTAAAAACAAACGGATCTGGTACTCTTAGTTTTACAGCACCCGGAGTATCAGAAGCAACGGCAACTTCAAAAGCTGTAACAATGGCAATCGCGTTAGGATAAAACTATGGCATATCCAGACTCAAGAATTACATCAAGAGCACTCTTAAAAGAATATTGTTTAAGACGATTAGGACACCCTGTTATTGAAATTAATGTGGATGAAGAACAATGTGATGATAGAATAGATGACGCTTTGGAATTTTTTGCAGAGTATCATTTTGATGGTGTGGAAAAAGTTTTTCTCAAACATACAATAACACAAACTGATATTGATAATGAATATATTGCTATGGGTGATCCGGCCAGTCCAGTAGGGGGACCTGTTGTTGGTGTGAATAGAGTTTTACCTATTCCCAATTTCAATGCTTTTCAAACAGGATTCTTTAATGAAGAATTTCAATTGCGTATACAAGATTTAAATACATTTACTGGTACATCATTAATTAACTGGCAGATGTCATTACAAAATTGGTCAATGGTTGACCACTTGTTTACTGTAACACCAACTGTTTTATTTAATCGTAAACAAGATAAATTATATATAGAAACAAATTGGGATGATAAGTTTGATGTTGGAGATATTATTATTATTGAATGTTGGCGTATGTTAGATCCGACACAATATGCAGAAGTATATAATGATCTATTTTTAAAGAAATATGCAACGGCATTAATTAAAAGACAATGGGGAGAGAACTTAAAGAAATTTGAAGGAGTGCAACTTCCTGGTGGTGTTACACTCAATGGTAAAACAATCTATGACGAAGCTGTAGAAGAAATTACTAAGATTGAAGAAGAAATGAATCTTAAATGGGAACTTCCACCTACTGGGCGATTAGGATAATGGCAACTAACTTATACTTTCAAAACGTAACATCTCATGCAGAACAAGAATTAGTAAATTCTTTGACTAGTGAAGTAATACAGATACATGGTATGGATGTTTTTTACCTTCCAAGAACTTTGATTAAAGAAGATTTAATTCTTGGTGAAGATGTATTATCTAAATTTTCTACTGCATATGAGATTGAGATGTATCTTAAAACTACTGATGGTTTTGGTGGTGAAGGTGATTTAGTTACAAAGTTTGGTTTAGATGTTCGTGATGAAGTTATTTTTACGGTTCATAAAGATCGTTTTGAACTTGCAACAGATATGTCAAAACCATTGGAAGGAGATTTAATTTTCTTACCAGTAAATAAAGGATTGTTTGAAGTTAAGTTTGTTGAACACGAACAACCATTTTATCAAGCTGGAAAGAATTATAGTTTTGATTTAACTTGTGAGTTATTTCAATATGCTGAAGAACAGTTGGAAACTGGTATTGCTGATGTAGATGCAATAGAGAAAGAACAAGGTTATACAATTGATCTTGTAATGACTGCTGGTGGTAGTGGTACATTTTCTATTGATGAAGCAGTTTATCAAGGTCCTAGTTTAGCTAATTCAACATTTAAAGGAATGGTTGTTAGTTGGGATGCTACTACAAGAGTATTAAGACTTAATGACATTTCAGGCAGTTTGGCAGCAACAACTACTACTGGTGCAACAAGTGGTGCTGCATGGTCATTATCATCTACGACTGATTCAACAGGTAAAGCTGACTTAGATCAAGTGTTACCAACAGATCCGAATGCTGATAACTTAGAATTTGAAGTTGAAGCAGATTCAATTCTTGATTTTTCAGAAAATAATCCTTTTGGAGATGTAAGGTAATATGTTTGGTACTTATTTTTATAATAAGAATATACGAAATATTGTTATATTGTTTGGTACAATATTTAATGATATTAGTATAAGACGTACAGATTCTTCTGATGTTGTTCAAGAAGAAATTAAAGTACCTATAGCATATGGACCTGCTGAAAAGTTTTTAGTACGATTACGAGAAGCAACTGATATTAGTAAGGGGAAAGTAGGAATTACATTACCACGAATGTCGTTTGAATTTACAGCTATTACTTATGATTCTACCAGAAAACTTGTAACTGGAAAACAATTTAAAAAAGTTCATGCAACAGATTCTACAAAATTAACAAGAGTTTTTACACCAACACCATATAATTTTGATTTTAGTTTAAGTGTTATGGTAAAGAACTCTGATGATGGAACACAAATACTTGAACAAATTTTACCATTTTTTACTCCGGCATATCAAGTAACAATGAATGAAAATCAGACTATGGGCATTAAACGAGATATACCAGTTATTTTTACAGGTTTATCTACTGAAGATACTTATGAAGGAGATTTTGTAACAAGAAGAGCTTTAATACACACATTAACTTTTACTGTACAAGCTTATCTTTACGGGCCCGTTGCTGATGTTGGTGTGATTAAAGAAGTTGATATTGCGAAATATGATCAAACAACACAGGCTGCATTAGCATCTGCATTAAGAATTAAAGCAAGTAATACAGATATTAAACCAGATCCGACATCATCAGATGCTGATGATGATTTTGGTTACACAACAACTTATACGGAGAATTAAACAATGATTAAATTTACAGGAAGTGCCGGAAGTGCAGAATCGGCCGCACCAGCATCTGGTTCTGCAACAAATTTAAACAATGCAACAATGGTGAGAGTTTATAATTCTCATGCGTCTACTGCATATTTAGTTACAGTTACAAATAAAGATGAAGCTGCTGTACTTGGGAGTTTTACATTAGGAGCAGGACAAGTAGAGTATGTAGATAAAAATCTAACTGATGAAGTATTCGCAGCTAATGCGGCCATTAAATTATCATCTGTCATAGTCATGGGATAACTATATGAAGAAATCAACTGTTGAAAAATTAAATAAAGTAATAGATGTAACAGGTGACTTGATACCAGTTGAAACAAATAAAAAAGAAAAAGTATCTGTAAAACCTAAATCAGATGATTTAACTTCTGACTATGATTTTTCAAGAGATCAATATCATACTCTTATAGAAAAAGGCAATGAAGCTCTTGAAGAATTACTTGCAGTTGCAAAAGAATCTGAATCAGCACGAGCTTATGAAGTAACTGCACAGTTGGTTAGAACTTTATCAGATACAACTAAAGAACTTCTTGAATTACAAAAAACAAAGAAAGATATTGAGAAAGAAGTGAAAGATCCTAAGACTGTAAATAATTCTTTATTTATCGGAAGTACAAAAGAACTACAAGATTTATTACTTGAGAATAAAAAGAATGGCAAAAGACAATAGAGAAGATTCTTATTTAGGAAATCGGTTATTAAAACCAACCAATGTTCCACAGCAATTTACCAAACATGAAGTTCAAGAATATGTTAAATGTCGTGATGACATTGTATATTTTCTCAAGAATTATGTGCAAGTAATTCATGTCGATCATGGATTAATACCTTTTGATCTTTATGATTACCAACAAGATTTAATTAAAACTCTTGAAGAACATAGATATGTTATTGTAAAAAGTGCAAGACAGTCTGGTAAGTCTGTAACAAGTCTCGGATATATTTTACATTATGTATTATTTAACAAGACAAAGATAGTTGGTATGTTGGCCAACAAAGCATCTACATCAAGAGAGTTGCTTGGAAGATTACAAACAGCTTATCAACATCTACCAAAGTTTTTACAACAAGGTATTGTTGAGTGGAACAAAGGAAACTTGGAACTGGAAAATGGTTCTAAGATAATTGCATCTTCAACATCTTCATCTGCCATTCGTGGTTACAGTTTTTCATTATTGTTCTTGGATGAGTTTGCTTTCGTACAAAGAACGATTGCTGATGCATTTATCAAATCAGTTTATCCTACGATTTCATCTGGTAAAGATACCAAGATTATAATGGTATCGACACCCAATGGATTTAATTTATTCTATAAGTTCTGGAATGATGCTATAGAAGGTAATAACCAGTTTAAGACATTCAAGATTCATTGGACTAGTATTCCAGAACGAGATCAAGAATGGCGTAAAAAGATTATATCTGATATTGGTGAGGAGGCATTTCGACAGGAGTATGAAGCAGATTTTCTGGGTTCTTCTAATACTCT